AATGTTTTAATAAAATGTTCAATTGTTGCGGCAATTTTGTTTGCAACCGGACTTGTTACATATGGATTAATTACACTCAACTTATGGCTCGCTATATGAAAAAAGAACCAATACCAAATGCTTTTACAATGTTTATTGGGAAAAGTATTATTAGCGATGACACCAGTTTTAGACGTTCAAGAGCTGGAACTGTCGGTGGTAAAGCTAGGTCAAAGAATTTAAATGGCGATGGAATACAAAATGTTCATCAATTAAAAGTGAATTCAAAACTTACAGAAAAGCAAAAGCGTTGTCTTTAATTCCCTATGGCACAAAAAAAGAGCAAGCCGAGCGCCGAGTTAAGCAAAGCATTGAGTCCAAAAGGTCTCAAAAGGCTCATGACGAGGGTTTGGCTCGCGAGTTGGTGTACAGCTACAAGTGGCAGGCTGAAAAAGCGCCACAGTGGTTCAGAGGCGTAATGGATAACTTGGCAAAGAAATACGGTCAAAAGTACGCTGATGATATAAGGGCGTTAATGACATTGGAGAAGAACAGAAAATGAAAATAACGCTACACAATGCGCAACAGGCACACACTGCGGTAACTGATGTTTATCAAAAGATGAAGCCGCATTTAATTGCGGGCCGTAAATTCACACTAGAAGTTACAAGCGAGATTAGAAGCCAGCCACAAAATGAGATGTACCACGCAATCATTGGCCAAGTCGCAAAGCAAGCCGAACACGCAGGGGCTAAGTGGGACGGAGAAAGCTGGAAGCGGTTTCTGATTGACCAGTGGGCAAGCGAGACGGGTAGGTCAGCAGGAAAGGTAGCGCCGAGCTTGGACGGCCAAAGGGTGGTTCAATTGGGTTTGCAGTCGCGCAGGTTCAATAAAGCAGACGCAAGCGAGTTTACAGAGTGGCTCATTTGCTGGGCAACAGACAAAGGTTTTGAGGTGAATGAATGAAAGACAAAAAGTGCAAGGTATGCAAAGAGATATTTCAGACAGTCAGGCCGCTACAAACATGCTGTGGCCCAGCATGTGCCATGCAACTGGTTAAGGCGGTGAAGGTCAGAAAAGACAAGAGAGAGACCAAGACAAAGCTGGATGCACTGCAAACCAAGCCGCAGTTGGTCAAGAAGGCGCAGGCTGCGTTTAATTCGTACATCCGAGCCAGAGATACAGGCAAGCCTTGCATATCGTGTGACAAGCCTCTGGGAGACGCACCAAACACCTATGACGCTGGTCACTACCGCTCGGTCGGCTCGGCTCCGCACATGAGGTTTGTCGAGGACAACGTGCACGGTCAATGCAAGCACTGCAACAACTGGCTCGCAGGCAATCATGTTGAGTATCGCAAGCGACTCATAGAGCGCATTGGTGAACGCCAACTTAACTTACTCGAATCTGACAGCACGCTCAGGAAGTACACAAAAGAAGGACTGGTTGAGATTGCCAGGCACTACAACGCAGAGGCTAGGCGATTAATAAAAGACAGGGTACAATGAAGGCTCTTTCTCCTAGTTGCTTGTAGCGACTTTAGGCCACTATCGCAGTGGCTTTTTTTTGGTTAAAATGAGGCCACTATGCCATCACCATTAGCCTCCATCTACAGCAAAGCAGATTCGTTTAAACGCTCTTTGCTGGACATGCTGACAAACCCAGTTGAGTCTGCGCAACAGATTGTTGGCAATGCTAATGACCGCGCTGGTGTATTAAACCAGTTAACGTCTGAGGCCGCACAAGAAAGTATGGCTGGCGACATGATGGGGCCAAAGTCGCAACAGTTGGCTGGCCAAATTGCAGATGCTTACAACCCAATGGGGATGATGGTGTTTCACGGCAGCCCCTTTAAGTTCGACAAGTTTGCATCAAAAGCTATTGGCTCTGGTGAGGGCGCTCAGGCTTACGGCTATGGGCACTACCTTGCTGAGTCGCCAGATGTTGCAAAAGGATATGCAACAAATTTGGCAAACAGGGATATGGCTAATCAGGGGAGGCTAAACCCTCACGCTAACGCGCAGCGGTTAGCAAACTTAGCAGGCGACGCAAAATATGCTGCGGACGATGTGCGCTTCGTATTGGAATCAAACCCAGACCACGCACAAAAGGCATTGCTAGAAGAAACGCTAAAGATGCTTGATTCTGGAGCTTATAAATTACCACTTACAAACTCCGGCTCTTTTTACAAAGTAGACCTGCCAGACGACCAGATGGCAAAAATGCTAGACTTTGACGCAGAACTAGGCAAGCAAACACCAGAGGTGCAAGCACTAGCAAAGCAGTACGGATTAAACATGGACGACTTGGGCGGCGACTTAGTTGCTCGCATGAATGCAAAGTTGCCAGCGGGTGCAGAGTCTATGCGCCAATCAGGAATAACCGGCATCAGGTACAAAGACGCTCAAAGCCGTGGTGGGCAACAAGCCAACACCAGTAATTTTGTGGTGTTTCCTCAGAATGAAGGCTTGCTCAACATACTTGAACGTAATGGGCAACCAATCAGATAACCTTAACCATTGACCACCCCGAAAGGAAGTCAAAATGACAACTAAACCAAATCCAGTTGGGCGACCGAGCAAATACACGCCTGAACTGATAGCAAAAGCACAAGAGTACGCTGATAACAATCACGATTTCCCAATGCTGGCTGAACTAGCACTGGAGCTAGAAGTAAGCCGAGATACGCTTTACGCATGGGCTGAAGACCCTGACAAGCAAGAATTTTCCGACATTATTGAAAAAGTCATGGCCAAACAAGAGGTGAAGCTGGCCAAAGGCGCTTTAGTGGGCGACTATCACGCTGGTTTTGCCAAGATGATGATGACTAAGCATGGCTACAGCGACAGGCAGGACATAACGTCTGACAGCAAGCCATTAGCTACCGCTCCTATGGTCATTAGGCTAGTCGGCCCAGATGAATGAGGCTAACCTAACAATCCCGCCAAAGTTAATACCGGTTTTCACAAAAGACGCTCGGTATCGCATTGCTAAGGGCGGAAGGGGTAGCGCCAAGACTCGCACATTTGCTCTGATGACGGCTGTTAGAGGCTATCAATGGGGCATGGAGGGTAAGAGCGGGCAGATACTTTGTGGCCGTGAGTTTATGAACTCATTGGAAGACTCTTCACTTGAAGAAGTTAAAGCGGCTATACGTAGTGTGCCTTGGCTTGAAGACTATTACGAACTGGGTGACAAGTTCATTAGGTCTAAAGATGGGATGATTAGCTACACATTTGCTGGCCTGCGCAGGTCGCTGGACAGTTTAAAGTCAAAGGCGCGCATATTGGTTGCGTGGATTGATGAGGCTGAGACGGTAAGCGAGACGGCATGGCGCAAACTGATTCCAACTGTGCGGGAAGACAACTCGGAAATATGGGTAACGTACAACCCTGAGTCCAAGGAGTCAGCTACGCACAAGAGATTTGTTGAGCAGACACCTGATGACTGCATCATGGTGGAGATGAACTGGCGTGATAACCCGTGGTTTCCCGCTGTGCTTGAAAAAGAGCGCTTAGAAGACAAGGCAAAGCGGCCGGATATTTACGACCACGTTTGGGAAGGTGATTTTCTAGTACACGCAGAAGGTTCTTATTACGCTACTGAAATGCGTGAGGCAAAAGATCAAGGGCGTGTAGGGGCGGTCAACTACACACCTAGTCTGCCTGTAACAACGGCGTGGGATTTGGGTATTGGTGATTCAACAGCCATCTGGTTTGCGCAACACGTAGGCGCTGAGGTGCGGTTGATCGACTATTACGAGTCGTCTGGTGTGGGTCTAGATCATTACGTCAAAGTGCTGAACCAAAAGGGCTATGTGTACGGTGGCCACATATTGCCGCATGACGTAAGGGTCAGGGAACTAGGCTCAGGCAAGAGCAGGCTGGAGGTTCTGGAGAACTTAGGTTGCAGGCCAGTAACGATTGCACCTCAACTAATGGTTGATGACGGCATCCAGGCCGTCCGCTCAATGATCCCAAACTGCTGGTTTGATGCTGAGAAATGTGACCGTGGCATCGGAGCCTTGAGGCAGTATCACAGGGAGTATGACGACAACGGCAAGGTGTGGCGGTCTAGGCCTGCGCACGACTGGGCTAGTCACGGCTCTGATGCTTTCAGGTACTTAGCCGTGGGTCACAGGGTTAAATCAAACTGGGACAAGCCGATCAAGCGCAATCTCAAAGGCATTGTCTAACTGAGGGGGTGTGGGTATAATTCAATTAAATCAATTCTATTGGGTATACCATGCCGCTCAAAAAAGGCTCTAGCGCCAAGACTATTTCTAAGAATATTAAGTCTGAGATAAAGTCGGGCAAGCCTCAGAATCAGGCTGTAGCCATTGCGATGAGCAAAGCGTCCCGACCAATGCCAGTGCGCAATATGCGTGCGACAAAGAACAAGGGCATGAAGTGATGGCTAAGGCTGGACTCTACTCAAACATTGCTGCAAAGCGTCAGCGCATCGAAGACGGCTCTGGCGAAAAGATGAAGAAGGCAGGGGCTAAAGGCGCACCGACTGCTAAAGACTTTAAGGCGGCCGCAAAGACTGTTAAGAAAAAGGTAAGCAAGCATGGCATTAGCTAACTACACCGACCTAAAGTCTAGCATTGCTGGATTTTTAAACCGTGACGACTTAACGGATTCAATTCCCACATTCATATCGCTTGCTGAGTCTCAGATCAACCGAGATATTAGGCATTGGCGCATGGAGACTCGCGCTAACGGCCAACAGTCTGCTGGCGACCAGTACATGAACTTCCCTGCTGACTGGGTAGAGACAATTCGCCTGCACTTAAGCAATGGTAGCAAGGATGTGTTGCAACTTGTTGGCTCGTTCGACATTGCAAAGATGCGCTCAACAACCAATGACGCTATTGGCATTCCTCGCGTGTTTTGTCACTCTGGTGGGCAGATTGAGTTTTACCCTACGCCTGCTGAACAGACAGAGTTTGAACTGTTGTACTTTGCAAAGGTTCCAAGCCTAAGCTCAACAAGTACAAACTGGTTGCTAAGTGAAGCGCCAGACATTTACTTGTACGGCTCTTTGTTGCATACCGCACCATACTTGCAAGACGACCAACGACTGGCGGTATGGGCGCAGCTTTACTCTGCCGCTGCGTCTCGCATCAATGAGGCCTCTGGCAAGGCTAAGTACAGCGGTGCAGGTCTACGCATGAAACTGCGTGGGTTGGCATAAGGATCAAACATGGCTTTTGTCAAACTAGAACTACCGCCGGGTGTGTTTAACCACGGAACTGATTACGAATCATCAGGTCGCTGGAACAAGTCCAACTTAATACGTTGGAGAGACAATTCTCTGCGCCCAGTAGGTGGCTGGGTTGACCGCGCAAGCGCGTTGA